GCTAAATGCCTTGATTACATTACATGTTATGTAGTGACCTATAGATACTCTGTTAATAGATCAGTACAAACACATACTGTATCTGTTCTCAGTTGAACATATAGTGCATCTCAAGCAATTGTCTCTATTGCGACAGCACAGATGGACACAGCTTTTTGTTTATGGAAGCTGCAAAATTTGTTCCTAGCCATAGTGAGAGGCAGTAAAGAAGGTGAATGGGGGGCCCGATAGAATCCTTGTAAGATTCTTTAGGGGGCTTATCTACCTAATATCTAAAACCCTAGCCGCAAGGCGGGGATTAGAGGATAAGTACCATTCATAAGTCTCTACCAACCTTAAAAGGACACCGAACCTGACCCAACAAAGGGTGGCTGCGGCCCGAGTCCTCGGACTTGGAAACCGAAGTCTTGATACGGCATAATCGTAACATGAAGAACCATAAACATAATGCCCTTTTAAAGGGATTACATTTTGTGGCTCAACGTGCATATGATTATACCAAAACAAGTGCCATGCTCTCTGTAAAAGGAGGGCGTTCATTAATTGCAGTATTTTTAAATATGCTGCCTTTAATGGGCATAAAGGTTTCGTCGTCCTACGTGGTTGTAGTAGTTACCTACCTATCCAACCTATGAAAACTGTATAAAAACACAAGTCTAAGTTTCGTAGTTAAAACTACAAAAACTAACTATGTAATTATGCAGCAAGTAATTGGTGGCCAGAAAATATCTGACCTATCACCCTTAGGAGCTCGAGTTTCTCGAACTAATAAGGGATTACCGCGGATGATACCTTCGGGGCACCGGAAATTAGTTAATTCCGGTCACCTTAAGATTATCAGATTATGATTAACACTCTTTAGTATATATCGAGTGCTAGTCATACCCGGATCTCTAAAGTTAGGAAGCATTACAGACTTTTCAAAGGCTGAAAATGTTTCTGCTTTAGATTCGGAAATTCCCAATTTTGTTAAGTTATTTGTTCATAAAGGACTTCAATATCCTTTAGAATGAATGGCTTCGCAAAAAACGTTATTTCCGATCTTTAAATCTAGTCCTGGATTGAAAATTAATGAAATCTCAACTTCACCAGCAGCAATGCTGCGAAGTTTTGATTCATTAATGTGACATCCGGAGACATTCTTAGCCCTTAGACATTGATTGGAATCTTTATCAAAATGAGAACATAGTTCTGATTCGATTATAGATCTCCAACGTCTGTTTGAGGCTGCTGAGCAACATCTCCTACGTTACGGTTTCTTTGAGAATAGTCCATATCGAACACCCTCCTCTGAGTATAAGGTTTCACTTACACTTAAAGGTGAGTTAATTTCGGTACCGAAAACTCCAAAGGACCCTATCATAGGGAAACTAGGTTTAAAGGACGAGGCGGCGGGAAAGGTGAGAGTCTTTGCAATGGTTGATGCCTGAACTCAATGAGTCTTAGCTCCTCTCCATAAGTATATCTTCGCAATTCTGCGACATATTCCTATGGATGGAACTTTCGACCAAATGAGACCCTTAACAAGGGCTACGGCATGACCTCAGCTATATTCTCTTGACCTTAGTTCTGCTACTGATAGATTACCGTTGACACTTCAAAAGAAGTTACTCTCTGTTATATTAAGAGAGCCTTCTTCGGGGTTAGGGGAGACTTCATTACTGTCATGAAACGGACAGTTATATGAAGCCCCTTCCTTAGCCGAAAGTTGAGGTAATTTATTAGTAGGAAGAGCCTATAGACTACCTAAATCATCTTACGGTCCCGAACGGGACCTATATTATGAAGTAGGGCAACCTATGGGTGCACTAAGCTCTTGAGCTATGCTTGCATTGACTCATCATTTTATAGTTCAGGTAGCGGCCTGACGATGCGGTTTCCCTCGAACTAAATTATTCACCCAATACGCAGTATTAGGAGATGATTTAGTTCTTGGAGATCAAAGAGTAGCAGCTCAATACCTTCACATCTTGCGTCAGCTTGGTGTGGAGTGTGGGCTTGCGAAATCTTTAATCTCAAAGAGAGGAATTGCGCTTGAATTCGCCAAACATACTTGAGTAAATGGAAAGGACGTAAGTCCTATTCCGTTAAAAGAGTATTCAATGGGAATTAAGGGAATTTCAGGTACTATTGCGCTTATGCGTAAATACAATCTGACTTTTCCTGCTATAATTAAAGCATTAGGATATGGATATACAGTACTTGGGGCTTTAACTAAGCCCGTAGGTAAACTGAACAGCCATATTCGAGCTCTAAAAGTAGCGAGCATAATTCCGGCTGATTCAAAAGCTTTAGGTGAACTCCTATCTCTAGGTAAGAGAAAAGGGGCTCTTATGCCTATTGTTGATGATCAGCTATTTACGACATGATTACTTTATGAAAATGCGAGTCTTGAAAAAGAAATCGCAAATATAAAGAAAGCATGAAGTGAATACTCTGAGGGGGTGGAGAGTTGATTCAATCAAATAGCGGACGCTGATCTAGAAAACCGATTTTCATTTAATATTTTAAATGGGAAATTGGTTTGATCAGATTCCCTAAAGAAAGAATTTAAACCTTCTACTCCTTTCGGACAACTGTCATCGTTTCCTCATGAGAATAAACTGCTTTATAATTTCTGATCTACGGTCATAGACCCTATATCAGAGGATTTAGCAGAAATTCTTGTTGAGGTTAGAGCATCCATTGATGAGTTACAGCCTTTAGTGTGAGCTTTAGGTTTTAATCCATCTTTGTCTAGCACCCTATTTCCTATCTTTTACTTTAAGTATCTTAAAGCAAGAGAGGATTTAGCTGCTATTCCAGTCTCACTATTTGGCATTAAACCCCATCGGGTACCAGTTCCTTTAAGAGGAATGGTCCCTATGCAGGTTAAAATGTGACAACGGTGATCTGGGGTGTTCCAGGGATCAGTAGGTATACAAAAGTTTCAAAGTAAGACTGAGTTTGCCCACATCTATAGAGGACCCGTCTTTAACAACGAGTTCCTTCAGAGTGGGTTTCACTTACCTCTAGTTGCCTTATTTAAAAATAAGATAATTAGAAGGGTATTGCGACAAATAATATGACCTATAATCTTAGCAACTTTTGGTTGATTTGATTTAGTGATGTTATTTGTGCTACTGGTATTTATGATATCAATGGCAGCTATCGTATTGTCTACTTTTTATAGTAATGCAATATGATCTCTCGTAATACCGTTCATGATCCAATTCTCAGGTGAGTTGGTACCTGATCCACTAACAATGGATCAGTCCTTCTCGCTGCTCCAATCTATATATTCTGGAGGACTTGATGTCCTTACAGTTTATACTATTGGTTCTGCAGTACTGTGAGTTGGTTATTGAGGTACGACATCAATATTCCTAACTACTCTATTACCAGAATTATGACCGTTTACATACAGTCAAATGCTGGCTAATGGAGGAGGAGTGGAAGTGTGAGCTGGTTTACCAGGAATTGTCCATGCTTTGTATGACCCGAACTTCACTTGATTAGAGTGAACTCGGCATACCTCATATGAGACCTATATGCTGATCACAGTGCTTGTGAAATATAATCACACACTGTGACTGTATACAGCATATAGCACTTTCCACTTACTAGGATATTGAGCCCTGTATGTATGTTTAATACCAATACCTACAGTGGTCTTACCCTTACTTTGAGCTACGCATATCTACATGTTTGGATATGTTGAATTAAATATATAATGAAAGAAGGGTTATAATAGAGTAGAACTTCGATATCTCTAACTAAGGTTTCAACACCTTATATGATTAATATCGATACTCTTCTCTCCCAATTGGGTTATAATAAATAAGTGCTATTTACCTAGTAAGTAAGATTTAAAGATCTTACCTAAGTAGTGAATAACAAGTATTTCCCCTTTCCTTTATTATACTATAATTAATAATATCCTTACTACTGTAGACGGATCAACCACTAGACGACGACCTTTACTTGGAGAGTTGTACTCTCATAAGTATTGATACGTGCATCTGAGCACAGACTTCAGCGGAAATTCA